CCCAGCCTGCCAATTTCAGCATTCTGTCTTTGCTGAACGGCAAACTGGCGCTGCTGAACGTATGTCTGTATGCGCTCCTGCAAGGCAGGGTCTGCCTGTACCTTTTGCGCAACGTCTGGCTGGGCGAGCCATTGTTGAAATATTTGTAGCTTCATCTCATGCGCGTCATTCGGACGGACGTTCGGGGGGACTCCGGCATATATCTCGGCAATGGTCTGTCTTTCTTCCTCGACTGCTTTTTGAGATGCGGTCTCCTTGGGGATCATAACGTTCTCAGCCGCACCAGGTAGAATCTGTCCGACTGCAATTTGCAAGAGCCTTTCGGTATCCAGCGTACCATTCCTATCGAGCATACCCCCAAGCTCGGCAATCGCTTTTACGCGCTCAAGCATTTGTGCGGGGTCTTGGGTAGCAACGTCGAACTGGAAGTAAAAATCAAACCGTTCGTTCGGGCCACCCTTGGAATAGGTCTGCATATCCTGCATACCAGTAACTCGGAAGTATTCTTGGTCAGGCCCGTACTGTTGATAAAGACTGAACACTTGATCGATCACGTGCTTGAGGTGATGAAATACTTTGTCCACCACTTCTTGCTGTTTCATTTGCGCTTCGGTAGGATCGACCCCCGGTGCATTCCTCCCAAAATATCTGTCAGCTTGTTCCTTGACGTATCTTCTGACCTCGACGTTTCCTGCATCAAACCTAGGAGTATCCGCAAATCTGTACTCTCCGGGGGTACGATATGGTACTCTAGTACCCGGCCCCCATTTGCTTGGCGCTCTGCCCAAGGGATGTTCAAGAGGGGGCAAAGTGGACAGGCTCTGTCTATCAATCAACGAATCAGTCTCCACCTTGAGTACTTGCTGGAGGGATTCGATAAGTTCGGGATAGCTTCTGGACGAGTACAATCGCTTGCTCGTCTTTTCCAGAGTGGTCACCGTGAACGGATATTGTCCGTGTGCGTAATCGAGCAATTGGTGCTTGGCGTATACTTCGCTCAAGTCCTCATGCATGACGGTACAATAAAGACCGGGAGTATCATCCTCATCGAGCAATCGTTGATAGCAATAGAGTATCTTTACGTATTGATCATCAGTACGTACGAACTGATCCTTTTCTTGGATGTTGTACAAGTTGTCATCGCTTTGCGCATTGTTCGCAAGCTCGATCACTTGCTCGACGAAATCCTCGTTCCAATCCTCGCTCCTTATCTTTGCCCGAATCTGTTCGGGGGTCATGCGAACGACGTGAAAGACGTAAGGAGCTTCTTGCGGATCAATCGTATAGTTGGGCCAGAAAATATCCTCATCCGGGGCGAGAGCCTTGATCTTGGGGCGACTGACCACTTCTCTGGTAACGGGCATAGTCGTTTCTCCGTCCTTTCGCAACTCCCTGAGCATCCCCCTACCTTTCCGCTTGGATACTCCGAATTGTTGCTTGAGCAACTCTACGAACTCATCATCCATGCTCCCGTCCTGTATGGCTTCGGCAATGGCAGGAAGTTGCTGGGCAAGTTCCTCAAGGCGGATAGTTTGTTGTTGTTTCAGGTCTTGTTGCTCATACCAGCAGTAATGAACCATCATTCCCTTCTCAAAGAGATGATTGAGTCCAAGCTCGATCTGAGGATAAAATTCGCTCATCTTGCTGTTTATCAACCAGCGAAGAAAATTGCTTATTACTGATGCTCGTTCGATATCATTCGATTCGGTAGGGGTAGCAACGATATGCGCACGTCTGACTGCATTCATTACCATGCTCACCCTGCATCCGATAAGCTCGTCGGCAAGGCGGACTTCCTGGTCGCTCGCACCATCCCAAGGGAATACTTCCCCGGTACTGTTCAATGATGAATGCTTCTTGAAATCATCGGATTTCCCAGCCCATTGGCAATTCCTTACGTCGTAATCCCTTTGCCTGCGATCAAGCCACTCACCAAGATCGGATTGCGTGGTCTTGAAAGTTTGTGACAAATATGCGACGTCGGGTTCTTTCGACGCATAAAGAAGTTCGGGATCAGCCGCATTTAGCATATCACTTGCAAAATATGAAAATTCCAGTTGACAGTCAAGGGCATTGAATCAATGCTTTGAATACATTCATTCATGTTCTGCCGTCCGTGGGTCTTTAGTAGTTTTCTGTCCACGGGCGGCTTTTTAATATCCTCCACCCCCGGTAACCCTGAGCTTTTCAGTAGTGATATGCTCAGGCCCGCTGACCATCAAGTATCTGATGCAATCAACTTGATCCTTCCAATGTTCCTGCCTGCTCTGTCCGCTGTATTCAATCATTGAAGAGATCGTGTTCTCGCAATTCTCGCTAACGAAAAGCTTGGGACGATTGGAATCATTCATCGGTTCGGTATCGTCCCAGCTAAGCGCATCATTAATCTTTGCTATCCCACCCTCGATATCCACACCCGGTGCAGGACGAAAAACGAATCCCAAGTTGCTCATCGAATTGATTATGTTAGATTCTCCCTCCTTCGTACGAACGGTTGCCGATCCCATCCTCGGATCGACTATTCTTTCAAATACGTCCTCTCCATCCTCCAAGTTCTCAAAATGATTCTTGTAATCAGCATATCCCCAACCCAATGGTCGCTGGGCAGGCCCGGGCTTGCCCACGCTCCTGCCTGCATTATTGACGTGGGGCAATGCCCATGCACCCATTGTTGAGTCAGGAAACTCACGATATACGTATATCCTTCCGTCATCCATAACACCCGCCCATATCGCAACCCAAGGCTTGCTACCCCCCGGATCGCATATGAAGTATCTCGTCACGCGCGCGCCCGCGTCTTGTATAAAGGGTATCTTTTCATGCTCGACGACATTGGTCTCCCTAGTGAACTTCGGAAACCTGCCCTCGTAACTCTTTGACGGTATGCCGTACAAACGGGCGAGCTTGACCTCTTGCGGTTGTTTCGAATAAGTACGAATAAGTTCCGCAGAATCGATAAACGGAGTATGTTCGCTCCAGAAGTAATGAATCCGACAATCGGGCCAGTTCGTACAGACCTGTTCGACAGGTAATTCCCTGTCCATCAGTTCGCTATATTCAGTACGTACGGTTTGCGCCCCCTTGAGCAAGCTATTGATCAATGGAGTCCATCCTTGAAGAGTGGTAAAAGTAAGGATCAATCGACCATGAAAATCCGCAGTCCTGCCAAGCAAAGTATTGAATATGCTCTCAGGCACTTCCTCATCCAAGTGGATGCAATGAGCAGACCAACCCTCAAAGATTTGGGGGTCTGCCATGTATTGGCGATAATTGTTAAAGTATATCGTGCTTCCACGCTCCGCTCCGTCAAGGGTGGGTGGAAGGATTGCTTTTGCCGAATTGAACCCATTCTTCTGATTGTATTGCAAGCTATGATTTGCACCCTTTTTCTTGCTCCGCTTGTACCGCATGGGCAAGTTTTGCCAAATTGTTTTCTGAGCGTCCTGTATGCTCCGTTCCTCAGTCACGTGCATACTGCGTATTTCCGCTTCGGGAATGCTCTGCGCCAAGTGGACGAGCATACGGGAAGCCATCATCGTCTTGCTGCTCCTATTCCCTCCAAGAATTACGTGAATCTTGTCCTTATCGAACCGTTCCATCACTCGTCTCCAACCGGGAAGCGTCCATCCCCATGCAATCGGGTCTTCCTTCTCGCTGGTCGGTTGATCGATAAGCAAGCGAGTAAGGGTCTCCGCCCGTTCAGGGTCTTCTATGGTCAAGCGATCAATCTCTTGCTCGTTCAATGCGCATACCAAGTCACCCTTTTCGTACTTCAAATCATCCGTCCAAGGGATACCAAACCTAGCATCTACCTCGTCTGCGTAAGTTACTCTAGGCACGATTGAGTATTTCCATGCCCACGATCAATGCCTCAACCAAGGTGGTACACGGTATTTCCTTTTCTCCAACGATCCAGCACTCATCCTCCTGCCCGACTTTGCTCGGACGAATCTCAATATCCTCCTTGCCGGAACGATGCATATATACAGACAATTTCTCAGAACGTACGCAAGTATCGGACGAACGTATCTGCCCCAATAGAACCACATCCATCCCTTCATTGGGCATTCTTCTTCCTTTCCTCGGCAAGCGCGATCTCCAATGCGCGAACACGCTTTCGCAACCTTGCAATCTCCATCATCCTGCTCTCAAGCTTTCGGGTAGGCTCATACAAATTCATTCCTCATCCTCCTCTTCCAGGTCATCTTCTTCAGCACATTCGCACGCATCGTCAGGCATTTCCTTGTTCCAAGTCTCCCCGCACTTCATGCATATTACTTGCAAGTCGTAACTCTCCCATCCCATAAAACTACTCATCAATTACCTTTCTCATTCGTTTGCCCAGCCAATGTGCTACGTTCACGGTTACTGCATTGCCCATTTGCTTGTAGCGTGGCCCGTCAGTCTGCTTGATCACTTTCCCAGTCGGTTTCCATTCGTTATCCACAAGCTCAAGTTCCATGCGTTCAATTGTCCATTCATCTGGAAATCCTTGCAATCGTTCGCACTCCTTCGGGGTAAGGCGACGAACGGTCAAGTTTTCCTTAGCAACCCCCACGCCTTCCCCACCTTGCTGACTGCGCAAAGTCACGCTAACGTCCTCGCTCGCTCTCGGAGTAACGTCTCCGTTCCATGAGATTGCTTTCGGCCCGCTCGCATTGCTTATCCCAGTAGCGCTGGTAACGGTAGGAGCAACTTCTCCAGTCAGTTCGCCATTGTAGACGTCCGCTCCTTGAGCAAGCAAAGTCTCACTCCCACCACCTAAGTCTCCTCCTTGGCTTCGCAAAGTTCCGCATCCGCGCTCATACCCACCAAAGCCGCCCGGAGTAAAACCTTCAGTCCCTTGAACGACTGCATTCTGCAAGCCACCATCCTGGTAATTTCTAGGGCCTTTGTAATCCCTAGACATGCAAGGCATGGATACGTCGGGCCAAGTCACTCGTTCGCTACCCTTTCCAATGCCCGCTTCAACATCTCCGGCAATTCCTTCCCCCGATTTTCTGCTCGGCGCAGGATACCCCGGCAAGCTTTCGGTGATAGCGAATATTTCGTCGCAGGATCGTCCTCCAAAATCTGAGACAATGAACACGCGCTTCCTTCTCTGGGGAACTCCGAAATATTGACTGTCGAACATTCGCCATCCGATCTCACTAGCCCCGCTTTCGAGTAACTCTCCGATACACCTTGCAAATGCTCGACCATCGTCTGCGCTGAACAATCCGGCAACGTTTTCCGCCAATGCAAAGCGTATCCCGCTTCCTCTGGCGTGCAATTCCCGAATAAGTCTAGTTGCTTCAAAGAACAATCCGCTCCTTTCACCTGATAATCCCTCCCTTTTTCCTGCTACCGACAAGTCCTGACATGGAAAGCCGTAAGTTAAAAAATCACAATCCGGCAATTCTTCACCACTCACTCTAGATACGTCGCAAAACAATGGAACGTCAGGCCATCTCCTTTTCAATACTCCAGCCGCATTCTTGTCCCATTCGACCTGTGCGACGCATTCATGCCCAGCCAATTCCATGCCCAGATCAAAACCACCAACACCTGCGAACAAACTAATGAACTTGCCCACGTCCGCGCTCCTCCCTGTCCAACAAATCCTGCAAACGTCCATCACGATCAAGCAAGCCGGAAAACATACAATCCACAACCAATTCACTAAAAGATACTCCACGAGCATCAGCATGTTCCTGAGCTATCCGTCTAAGAGTGTCAGGCATGGATACGCTAGTCGTTTTCACACTCTCTCCAAATCTACGTGTCCTACCCTTGTGCTTCTTGCGCTTCATATCATCCGATCCTTCCGATCATACTCACCAACAACTCGCCAAAGATCACCACTCTCCAGTTCCAAGCGTACCTTGCTACCTATTCCAAACCGTCCGGGCTTTGCACGGAACTTACCATGCGAACCATCAGAAAATTCCACCAAACGAACGTATGGATTCCTAACCAATGCATAAACCTCACCAATTCGTCCGCCAGCAAGGGTCTGCTTGATAATGCCCTCCTTTACCAATACCGATTCCTTCTTCGCTTCCTCAATCAATTCGTCAACGGATAATGCATCTCGTTCAATCTCGGAATCCCTAGCAAGCTCATTCAGTTTCTCAACCGCGCGCTTACTAAACCGTCCATTCCAAAAGTATATGCGCACGCTAGATTCCTTAATCCCAAGCATACTCGCAAATTCCCCATGCGATACGCCAGCGCATTCAAGTATACTACTAGCCTTTTCCACATCCATCTAATCCGCAAAGAATCCCTACTAGGTTGCATTGTCAAATAAAAAATGCATACATTCACACAATGAATAGAAAAAATCCGAAAAGAAAAATTACTCTACAGCACACCAGGGAAAAAATAAACAAGCTAGGAAAAACAAAGATCATCGAGTCAGCGGCAAAGATAGCAATGAAAAATTCTACAGTTGAACAGGAAGCGAACAAACTAAGCAAGCTAGACGTAGCGACAAAGAATTCATTAGGGAAATTCTTCAGACACCAAGTAGGAATGACTCAGCAACAATTCCTAGACAAAGTAACCGAAAAATTACAATCAATGGTTGCGGACGGTCTGGATGACTTGCACAAAAGCCTGGAGGATATTCCTCCACAAAACAAAGCATATGCGCTGAGCGTGATATTCGACAAGTTCCTAACGGTATCGGGAAGACCAACAAACATAACCGCATCTGCAAACGTAAAACTAGGTGCGTCCGAAATGTCCCCGGATCAAGTGAGGAACATACTAAAGGGTACGAAGAAGGAAGTAAGAAAACAAGATCCAGTTGCGACGGATGCAACAATACAAGACGCAGAGGAAGAACCGGAACAGGATGCGCAAAGCATAGAAGAGTAGGCAAAGGAAGACAGGCATGGGGATAGCCAAGGGCCAACCACAACACTACGCACGATAGGCAAAACATAGTGCGAAAAAAGTAGTGGGGGGGGTTATTATAATTAGAAAGAATGCGCGGGCGTGACGCGCGCCCCCGCCCCCCCGCGCGCCTGGGCGCGTTGGTTTGACGCGGGTCTATTAGCCCGGAATCCGCTCGCAGTTAATTTGAAGTCAACTGCTTGCTCAGTACTGGAGCGGGAGCAGGCTTTCCGTGCAAGCGGGGATGGGCTGGCTTGGCATGGCTTGGCAAGGAGGGAAGGCAAGCTAGGAGTTTGACTAAACCAAACGATACGAGGGGAACGGTTCGCCCTCGTCTAGTATTTTTTGGCGGTAGGGGGATGCAATGGATTTTGACGCATCAACATATCATGATGCGTTGATACGTTCTCCTTTGCTTTGCCGTTTGCCTTGTCTCCTTTCTGGATCGTCTCAGCCCTCCCTTTTCTGGCTCGCTTTCCCAGCTTGGATTCTGGGTTGTTTTTCGCTTCTTTTTGTTTTGCTTGGTTTTTACTGGGCAACAAATGTTCCCCTCTAGCCTGCATAAATAAAGGGATCTTTTATTCTCTTTTCTTTTTTATTTGCGTAAAGACATGAAAAGACAGTAGGGTTGTCGGCATGCAGAAATACGGAATAAAAAGTACTAAGCGGGCCAAAGGATTTTACGCCCTCAAGGTAGGAGGCAAGGAGTACTTCCTTATGTCTCCTAATTGCCACAAGGAATGCTCCTCTTGGCTTCTTTCCGATATGACGGGCAACGATCCTATTCTCTACTTTGATCGCAAGAAGTTTGCCATCAATCATCTTGCATCTGAGGTTCTTCAACAAGAGCTTGAATCAAGAGGCGGGCGCACCCAGATCGTTGTAAACACTAATTATTAAAACCAAAAACCAAAAAACCTATGAAACTTATGGAAATCAAAACTAATAACAAATGGACAGCTTGCGGATTGAATGCCGAATGGTGGGGCGAAGCATGGCATTACGGAACAAACGAACCAAATCGCGTCGATGGTGATTTATACGTTTGCGACGACGAGGACGGAACGTTTTCCGTCAATCAATACTTTCCAAGCAAGGAAGAGGATTACATAGTGACGTTGAAAACGTTTCCAAGCAAGCTGGAAGCAATGAATTACGTAATTAAAAAACTAAGCTAAAAACCAGAAAGGAAACTACAAATGAATGAATTAATTATAAAACGGAACGCACAAACAAGGGCCAAGCGCCTTGGAGTTGAATTGATTAAAACCATCAAGGGGGCTTTCATCGGTAGAGACCCTAGCACTGGGCAATTTGTCCAGCTTAGGAGGGCGATCTAAGATGAAAAAGAAAAAAGTATGGATTCATTTGCTTGATGCGGATTGGAATGATCACGCTGGCCAACCTACAGGAAATAGTTGGCAATGGGAAACGGTCTTTGAAGAGAAGCCCGGGGAGACCGACCCTGTATATTGCGAGGGGGGCGAGCATCCTTGCGAGTGGTACATCGAGCATGAGGCCTCGGAGGAAATCCTGGCGGCAGTCGAATCACTAGAAACCCAAGAGGAAACCGACATGGTTTGGGCATGGATCGGTAAGCACCCTTCCTTGCAGGTTGCTCCCTTTTCCCCAAGGAGGGCGCTCTAATGACAAGTTCTTGTTTTATACTCAATGTTGGCCTTAATCGTGGAAACCCCAGAGTCTGGATCGAAAAGAAAGTCTTGGAAGACTTTGGCTGGCAGACTGGCGTTCGATATAATCGGACGAACGGGGACGGATTCACCCTTGTGAAAAACCCGAAAGGCAAGCTAGGGGTCGCTGGAAAGATTGGTCGTCCTATACTGGATTTGAACGGCGCTTACGTGGGCAAATGCCTTGGCGGTGCGGACAAGGTTGCCGTTACGATAACTCTACAAACAATCGCCATCAAAGGAAAGACTACCAATGACTGAAAAAGCTATCATATCACACGTGCAAAGCAACGCACGTTATCATGAATACATGAACCCCCACTACTCCGTTGACTTTCAAGGTGAGACTTACTGGGCCAGAAGCCCGGGGGATTTGGTCTCAATGATCTTGGATGCTCAGAAAGGAGAAACCGACCAATGAATGACCCCCAGCACATATCCTCTTTTGTACCCTGCGCTTTGAATGAATTGCTTTCCATGATCGAACGTGGCGAGCGTGAGCGGGAGAAGGAGGTTGACTCGCAAACCGAATTTGATTTCACTTTAACCATGAATGAACAGGAGACCAGTCTCCGCAACCTTGAAAACTACTATGAAAAAACTAATTGAACTAATTGAATCATCACCAGCGCGCTCTGCTTGGAAACGTGGGGTGAAACTATACGCGAAAGAGCTAGTCGAAAGCTTGGACGGTAGAAAATTAACTGAAAAGAACCTTTTGAACGGCGCTGGGGTTTTTCGCGATGAAATCCCCACGGTAACTGAAAGGTATTGGGCATGGAGAAGGTATAGCTGCGGCGCATGCTCGCTAATATACGACGCGGCCATTGCCGAGCGTCTATGCACCCCAAGCGAATTAAAAAAGACCAGAGGCGGGGAGCGCAATCCGAACGGACATGAGACTTGGCTTGATGTTCAAGGACGGGCGTTGTTGCAAGCTTGCAATCTGATCATGAAGCTTGCCGGGAGGGTGGAAGGATGAAACTACTAAGCGATAATAACAAAATATCCAAGGGGGAGCAATTTGGATATTATACGCAAGGGGTTCACTTGTCCCCCTATGACAAATCTGGCTTTAACGTTTGTCCTTGGGCAAGCAAGGGATGCGCGCAAGCTTGTCTTGATACGGCAGGAATGGGCGCGTTCTCTAACGTCCAAGCGAGCAGAATAAAAAAGACCAGATTTTACTTTGAGGACAAGCAAGGATTCCTTTGCCAACTGGTCAAGGAGATTGGCCTTGCTTGCAACCGAGCAAAGAAGAAAGGTTTGACTCCTTGCTTCCGTTTGAATCTCACAAGTGACTTGCCTTGGGAAAAAGTCCGTTGCGAGCATGACGGCAAGACAATCTTTGAGAAGTTCCCAGAATGTACTTTTTACGACTATACGAAGAGTTTCCAACGGATCAAGAAATACTTGGAGGGAAAGATGCCGAGCAATTATCACTTGACCTTTTCCCGTAGCGAATCAAACGGAGCGCGTGCGGAACTGGTTTTGGCTATGGGCGGAAACGTCGCTTGTGTTTTCCGTAACCATTTGCCCAAGTCATGGAAGGGAAAGCCTGTCATTGATGGTGACGAGAATGACTTGCGTTTTCTCGATCCGCAAGGATGCGTAGTCGGTTTGATCGAGAAAGGACGCGCAAAAAAGGATTCTTCCGGGTTCGTCCTTGAGCCTTCAAACAATTAGATATTAACCCAAGAAACTAGGAGGAACAAAGAACATGAAATTAAAGGAAGCAATAGAAAAAGCGGATGCAATATTCACGTGCATCTGGATGGAAGCGGGGGCGAGCGGATTTGAACTTAAAGTGAGCAAAGAGGACGCAATGAAAGCGTGTTCTGAGTTTTTGGAACATGTGTTTGATGAAACGGATGGTGCTATTTACAACAGAGAAGATCGAGCTATCGCTTACATCAACATAGATGAGAGAAGCGCGGATTCTTCTATCACGCTAGAAATCGGGAGCAGTTAAACTTCCCGAAACACAAAACCAAGGAGGAAAGAACATGAATGACGAAGAAACTGACAAGCTTGTGGAGATGCTCGCTTTTATTGCAAAAAAGGAAGCTGAGACCTTATCGACTGAAGAGGTTGAACGGATGCTTATTCACGGGTGCAAGGGCTGGATTGACCAGCCAGTCGAAGAGGTACGCAAGCGATACCAGAAACTGAAGAACGCGCAAGCAAGTTGCGCGCGCGAAGGGGGGGAAGGATGAAGGAGAAAACGATAGCGGGCTTTACGCAAGGAGAATGGACAATTAGAGAATGCCCGCAAGGAGGGCATTATGAGGGGGGTGAAGATCCTTTTACGATTGGCGCGGACGGGAGGTTTATCGCTTCCATAAAATTGCAATCACGAAACACGCAAGCAAACGCGCGATTGATTGCGCAAAGTCCGGCAATGTACCAACAATGCAAGTTATTTGAAAAGATGCTTGTGCATTTGCAGATGCAAGGAGAAACGGGCGTGGATGAGGAACTTGAGAACGTGCGCGAAATACTCGCCAAAGTAGATGGGGGTGAGGTATGAGCGCCTTCGATCTTGAGTTTATTGGGCTAATCACTTTTCAATTCGTCCTTTTGCCCCTTGTCTTATGGGTTTGCATGAGACATTGGGACGGGGAGGACGAGAACCAGGAAACGGAAAACTAAGGAGGACAAACGATTATGAAAGCTACTAAACTTATTGAACTTTTATCGCATGAGGTTGCCAAGGCAAGCCTTGCCGGATATTCGGACGTCGAGGTGCAAATCACAAGCGAGCGCCCCACGTGTGGACAATGCGTTGACGTTGCTAGGGTTATCTTTGCCGAGGAGGTCATCGAGGAGGAGGACATCGAGACAGGTAAGCTTGTCGAGCATTCGACGGGCAACAAGGCAATTTTCCTCACCGAGGGAGGAGAACCCGAAACCAATCGATACAACTTCATAGAAAGGGAGAGCAACTAATGAACGAAGAAAAACTACGCGGTAACTTTCTTGCTATTTACTTGGAGTTTCCAACAGGTGAAAACAATAAGTTCGGAGCAGGAGGCTGGAGCAGAAAAGCAAAAGAGAAACCGAAACCTCGATTGATCTTCCATTATCCCAAGTCGGTTACCTTGAAAGGCAAATCCGTTTTTTTGGATGACGTTCGCAAGCTCAAGCTTAACTTGATCCGTTTGAGTACTGGAAAAACGATAAGGTTGGATTACCCGGATTGGGATTCACCATCTACTGGAAGTATTATCGTGCGGGGTTTGAAAAAGGAGAGGCATGAGAAACTTTGACCCTCTAGTTAT